GTCCAGGCCGCGACGATAGGCTGATACTTATCGATATCGGTGATGGTCACGTTGGGCATGAGGTTGGTGAACTCTTCATGTCCGGTCGCGCCGTCCCACAGCACCGCGTGAAGACCTTCGAACAGCGGATAGAACGGAGCCAAATCAATCTGCAGGGGACGCTGATCAACCACCACCACATTGTCCGGCACAAGGATGGTTAGTTGCATTTGTCGATCTCCAGAATTTTTGGGTTAGCACCAGCTGCAAGCGCAATGATGGTGCCATTGGCTCGCACCATCTCATTGCGGAAACTCTCGACCGCTGCGCCGGTCTGTCGCTGCATCTGCGAGTTTTCGATCATTAGAAACGGGAGCCACGCCAGCGAGCAGCGCCACTCATCGATCTCTTGATCCGACTGCGGATGTTTGCCCCTGATCTGCACCCACAGCGGACACTTGTGGCAAACCTGGGAAACGTCCTTCTTGTGCAGCGGACACACAAGACCGGCATCTGCATGCGGTATCTGGGCCATCAATTCTTGCTCGCAATGATGACATCGACGTACTGCACGCGGAGGTCAATGGGATGGGCGTGAGCTGAGCCTGATCCAACAAAATTAGTGTTCAGAGATCCTCCCGGTGTGTTGGCGGGCAGGCCGTAGCTGGCACCAGGCTGAGCTTGAATACCTGCGCCATCCTGCAAACTGTGTACGTGCGGGGCCAAATAGGTCGTCGTCATCGCAAAGCCATCGGTTGCGGTCTTTGCAAACACTGTGGAGAAAGTGCTGGTGCCACCGCTCGACACCGTCCCCGACACCACACGCAGCGCCTTGTCGTTGTGAGATGTCTGCTTCGTCCAACCAGTCGGCGCACTCGTCTGCACGAACAGCTGCACAGTTCCGCCGGGGAAGTCACCACCTGGGCCGGTTGATGGACCGGGCGGGCCAATCGGCCCCTGCACAGCTACGACATGTCCGCCGAAAGCGGTGTTGTATGCGGGGCCATCAATCGTGGCCGTGGAGGCAATGCCCTGCGAGAATGCGTATACCTCATAAAAGTCGGTCCCGCTCGCGACATCATCAATGCTAATGCTCGGACCCATAGTCGGCGCACTCGATGAAGACATGACGCCGTTGCGCTTGTACTCCACACCGTTCTTGTAGACGGCAATCATCATATTGCTGTCGGTGGCAATTCCTGACGAAACCGCCCACCTTGCATCAATGTGAATTAAGCCCGCTGGCGGGGTCCAACGGGAGAGCGTCGTGTCGTAATAGCTGCCGTTGTCGTACTCCTCGGTCGGGAACGTCACCTTTGTCCAAGTGATATTGCCCATGCCGGTTTGGTTGACGCCATTCTTGAAGGCCCGGAAACCAACCGCAGGGCCACCACTCGCCGCTGGCAAAGTGGACGACCACACACCCTGCGCGGTGAACGTATAGGTGACGCCCGCGAAAGTGTATTGCTGACCGACAGTCGGAGTGCTGGGAAAATCTATCGCCATTATCCCAACCTTCCCCGTGTATCAGTCCAGCCGCGCACCGAAATGTGAATGTCAGTGCTGGCCACAGATGCTTTGGCAATAATCTGACCGCTGGTGTTGGTCATGACCCGGTCTGTCACGCCCTGCCGCAGTCCAGAATTAGAGGTTTGGATCATCGTGCCAATTGCGGAGCCAGCGGTGGGCGTGGGTAGCGTTGTCTCATCGGGATCGCGCAGACTGACGACCGTGCCAACCGTTGCGCCACTGCCGCCTCCTGTCAGTATGGTGAGGTCGCAAAGCAGCTTCAGCCCAAGCGGCACCTTGAGCTGACACGTCAGGTCGGTCGTCGTCAGCGCGCTTGTATCGAAGTCGGCTACCTTGAGCTTGCGCGCGACATAATCACCGTACTGATTGAACGGAACGATGGCGGCGCTTTCACGCATGAACGACAGGATGCGTCGCTTCTGCGTGTAGTTGGCTGGCATGACAGGCGCGACCGCGCTGGTCGAGAACAGCGCATCAACTACGCCAGTGTCGGGACGGCGAATGAGAAAGACGTGATACGTGGTGTTGGCGATGCTGCCGGTGTCGAGCCCGCCCTGGTTGGTGCCAACCGCCCAGGCGGCATCCAGCCGCTTTGTCAAAATGGCCGCCAGCTGCATGTTGATCGCGAAGCTGTCATCCACCGCTTCGCCTACTGCGATGTCAATGTCGTTGGCCACATCGGTGGCGTTGTTCGACAGCGTCAGTCCGTAGAGATACCCTTTCGGCAAAACGCTGGTGACACCACCAATACCAACCTGCACCCATTGCGAGCTATTGCCGTCATTGAGGAAGATCGACAGGACGCCGGTCGAAAGGTCGTACCAATGGTCGCCAGGATTGGGCGATGATGGAGCCACACTCGATGCCGTGAAGGCGCTTCCGCCGCCGCCACCCGTTGCGTTCAGCGTCGTGCCCGACATCGCTAGATTTGTGCCGAGCGTTATTTCCTGCGGATCGCCCGGACCCGTCGAGCCGCGCCCCAAGAGCACCGATGACGCTGACACGTCCTGCATCTTGATGTAGCTGACAGCGTTGTCTGCTATTCCGCCCATCGCAACGGTGCCAAACGCAAGCGCCGCCCCGGTGCCATCAACGCGCAAGACTTGATCCACCGCGCCCTGAATATCCGCGACATTTGCTGTCGCGTTTCCGGTCACGCCGATGACGCTTCTCGCCACCCCCTGACGCAATTTGCCATTAGTCACGACATTGGCATCAATCGTCCAAGTCGCACCGCTGCCGCTGACGGTGATGTCGCCTTTGTCGCCGTCAGTAACACCGCCGCCGGTCGCGTTAGCCTTAATCTGTCCCGGCGTGGTCAAATCCCAAGTCACGCTCGCAGTATTGGTGAACGTGCTTCCTCTGATTTCAACGCCACTCGTCCACTGCGCAATTTGCCCGTTTGTTGGGCTCAAGACCGCCATGACGTTGCCGCCACCGGCAGTCGTATTGAGGATGCCGCCCGCAAACGTCATCGTTGGACCGATAGTCAGCCCCTTGACGTGCGTTGCGTCAGTCCATTGCGCAAGCTGGTCTACAAGCGGCGTACCGCTGTTGCTGACATTGCCGGTGCCAGTCGCGGTGGCGATTGCTTTAGCTTGTCCAGGCGTCGTGAAATCCCACGTCACCGACGCGGTATTGGTCAGCACGCGCTCGTTGGTCAGCGTCGCATTGGCTGATGCGGTGATGTACTCCGCATTCGTCGGAGCACTGCCGCTGCCAGCCTGACTATCGACATACTGCTTGGTCGCCGCGTGCAGCGCGATAGTCGGATCGGCATTCAACGTGAGGAAGCCGGTCATCACGTCGCCAGACTTGTCCACCTTGTTGGCGGTGGCGGCGACTGCTGTGTCGGCGGCATTCTGCGCATCTTGCGCCGCTTGCTCGGCGCGATCGGCAGCTGCAGCCGCATTGCTTCCAGGCACGGCAGGCAGGAACTGCAGCTTGAGCGCCTGCGGCATCGTCAGCTTGAACCGCAGGGTGGGATATGTGCTGACGCTCATGCTGCGACAACTCCGTCAACAACAGGCAGCTGACCGGCAAACAGCTGATAGGTGACGCCGTCTGCAAGCTTGACGGTGATGCCGATGTCGAGATCGCCAGGAGAGAATTGCGTCATCTCATGGCGTGAGAACTTCACGTCGAATATGCCGGGACCAATGACCTTGATGTGGCCGTCCCCGTTGGTGCCGGTCAGTGTTGGCGACGACGACGTATAGCTGTTGCCGCCCTTCACCGGACGCAGCGCAACCGTGATGGTCGCGTCGGTGAAGTCCACGTTGTCGTTGGTTTTCGGATCGATCAGCTCGACCTGAAACATCAGATCGGCACGGTTGCTCGCAGCCGCGATGTGGCCGGTATAGAACGGCATCAGATGTTCCCAATAAAAAAGCCGCCCGGTTGGGCGGCGGTCAGCGAACGCTGTCGAGGTGTCTTAGAGCTTGATGTAGATCGTCATCACCATGGTGGGCTGCGTGGTCTTTACCGGCGTGCTGGAGCCACCGAGCGACACAGTCCCGCCGACGCTGCCACTGACGCTACCGGACATGGTCATGCCGCCAATGAGGAAGATCGACCCTGTCGGAGTGAAGCTCGGAATTGTCACGCTGCCGCTCGCAACGGGAGGTGTTGCAACAGAGACACCTCCCGACAGAGCGCCGGTCGATCCGACCGAGCGCGCCCAATCGTTGTTGTCGGAGAAGAAGGTGCCACTTGGGTTTCCAGTAAACCCATAGGTGGCGTTGCTTGTCGTGCCCTGGGTCCACGTTCCACTCCAAGAGAGGCCAGTCGCCGGTAGCGTTGCGCCGGTCGGAAAGTTGACCTTTGCGAATGCGATGGTTTCCGTTCCGCCGACGTTGCCGAGAATAATGCCGGACGTTCCAAAGCCAGCCGTCGTCAGCCGATTAATTGCCGTCGCACCCATATCGTCCATGCCAGCAATGACACGGCCGCGTAGATCAGGAAGGATCAGCCGCTTGAGCGCACCAAAATCCGCAATTGCACTTGCACCCTTGGCGGCACTGTCGAGCACGATATTCGGAAATGCCCAGAGATATTCGTACAGCGCCTGCGCCTTTGGCCCAGCCAGCTCGACTGCGCTGGAACCGGTCTGGCCAATCGTGTTGCCATTGCAGCGGACAAAGCCATCCAGCGCACCAGTGCCGTATCGCGCCTTGATGTCGCCAGTGGCCAGAACGGTCGTCACATCAACACTGCCGCCACCACCACCACCCCCGCCTGACGAGGGTCCAATCACCAGCAGCTGATCGGCGGCGATAATCACCACACCGTTCTTGTCGGTCAGCCTGATCTTGATGAAGCCGTCAGCGACGTAAAACATCGGCACGCGACCGCTGGCATCAAGCACAATCGGATTGGGATGCACGATCGTCAGTGACGTATCTTGGAACGGCGTCTGCGGCGTTGTCGTCCCCGCCGTGAAGAAGTACAGCAAGCCGCCGCTGAGTGGATCGCCTTGCGCATCGAATTGCTGGGAGAGCGCGAGATTGATTGTGCCGGACATTTATTCCCCCTCGCCCAGGTTCGCGAGCGTCGGTGCAAGCGTCGTCAACGGAAAGCCGGTGGCTGGCTGCGGGATGCGGCCAGGACGCATTGCCAGCTCCGATCGCGCCAGCAGCATACGTTCCAGCTCGCGCGCACGGCTCAATGCGCTGCGGTTGCTGCTATAGCGAAGACCCAATCCCGCCAGCGGCACAGCGGCACCAGCGGCTGCGCCTGTAATCGGATCGCCGCCTGTGAAGTAGCCGAGAGCACCGCCACCTCCACCAAGTATGCCGCCAACCACCGGCACACCGATGCCACCACCACCGGCAAGAGCATTGCCGACGTAGCGGCGAATGTTTCCCGCCCCTCGTTCGCCGAATTGCTGGAACTGTCGCCGCTCCGCTTCGGTGAAGCCGCGCGACGGTGGTCGACCGGCTACTGCTTCCGGCGGCAGGCCCAGCACGCCCATCCGGCGACGCAGCTCGTTTTCCAGACCGAGGCCGGAATACTGTCCCGATGCAACCTGCTCGGCCTTGGTGATGCGACCACTGACATTCTCGGCACGCTTTGCTGCGGCCCAATTCTGGTTTGCTTGCTGCAACAACAGCGCACCCGCGCGCGGATCACCGCCCGTGATGAACCCTGGCGGCAGATGCTCAAGCATGGCCAACAACCGCTCCTGCGCGATACTTGCCGCCTGTCTTTCTGACGGATTAGTCGAACGCGCAGCTGCACCCAATTCCTGATAAGCCTCATGAAATTTCTGCGGCGTTGTGAACGGCTGTTTTGCAATCTTGTCGAGGATATCGTGAGTGCCTTCAGCGATGATCTTACTGTCAGTCAAACCGCGTGAGTTCAGCTCTGCTTTCAGCGCACCGGAGAACTGCGGCGCTGCAGCTGGATCGATCCCAAAACCGGCTTGGCGGAATGCATCGTACTGTGCCCCGCCCACGGTCTTTGTTTCTGCAATCGACGGCACTGCCGCCCGTGCAGCTGCGCGCTCGGCCTGACGAGCTGCGCCGATGCCGCCGACCAGTGTGCCACCGATCTGCGCATAGGGTTCCGCTGCGGTGCCTTCCGTTGCCTGCCGTGCAACCTCGCCGGTCACACCAGCTGTCGCACCGACACCCGCTGCACGCGGAACCGACAGCCCACCTCGGAACGGACTGAGGGCTGTGGTGAGCGCAGTCTCAACGCCCTGGCGGGTGAGCTGACCGGCGCGTGTCTCTGGGTCCGGTACATAGCGCGTGAGCGGCTTCTTCGAACCCTCCAGCAGATCGCGCATCAACTGCTGTTCTGCAGCCCGCTCGGG